ATCAATAATTGCCGTTGTAATACCGGTCGTCGCAGGGCGCGGTGTAGATGCGGCCGTAGCGGTCCTGGTAGCGGCAAAGCTGGTCGCCGCGGCGCTGCGGCGTGGTGGCCGAGCCGACGACGGCGCCCAGAAGCGCGCCGCTCGCAGCACCGATCACCGTGCTCTTGGTGTTGCCGCCGATCGCCTGGCCGACCAGCGCGCCGCCGGCGCCGCCGATGAGCGCGCCGGTGGTGGCCCGCTGCTGGCCTTCGGTCTGCGTCTCGCAGCCGGCAAGTGCCGCGGTCATCAGCACCGCCAGAATAGCCTTCTTGATGATCATCGCTAGAACTCCTCTGAAGCCCCAGGGACTGACGACGGGGGCGAACAGCGCTGAACTGCGGTCGCATTGCGGCGGAACGGCGGCGGAGCCCGCTCACGAAGTGAATCACGGTTTCGCGGCGGTTGAACGCCATGGTTTCCAAACCGGAAAGATCACGTAAACAGTGGTTTAGCGCCGCTGCGGAATTAGCCGTCGAAGATGCCATGGCGCGTCCAACGGCCGCCTGCAGCCTGCTGATCAACATCAGCCCTTCGCTGCCGCTCCGGGCACTCGTTGTTCGGAAAGCCGAGCAATGGCCTTCCTCCACCACGCGAACCACGCCTTACCCCAAGAATTCCCCCCAAGAACGGAGAAATGACATGACCCGAGGACTTCCCCGGACCCTTGCCCGCGCCGCCGCCCGCGAGGCAGGCCTTGCGCCGCCCAAGCTTGGCCTCAAGGCCGTGACCAGCGGGCAGGGCGGTTCCTACCGCACCGTCTTCACCTTCGCCGGCATGCAGATGCCGGTGACCGATGCGCTCGCCTATGCGAGCCAGAAGATTTTCGATTTCACCGACGGCAAGGTGCGCATCAAGGGCGGCACGGCAAGGCTGCAGTTTTCCGTGCTGACGGCGCGTGCCTCGACCATCAACGACAACGCCGCGCTCACCTGGTCGCTGGGTTCGGCGGCGGCGTCGAGCGCCACGCTCGCCGGCACCATGGTCAACGTGCTGGCCTCCACCGCCCGAACGCTGGACGGGGCCGGCGCGGCGCTGTCGACGGCCTCCACCGCAGACATCGCCGCCGCCTCGACGCTGGACGGAACAGTGACGCCGGTCGACCTTTATCTCAACCTGGCCGTCGCCACCGGCACGGATATCGACGCCGACGGCACGCTTGCCGTGACCGGCACCATCACGTTGCTGTGGGAGAACTGGGGCGATAACGCGTAGGCGTTGGAACTGCTGATCTCCCCCCTTGTGGGGGAGATTCCCGGCAGGGCAGAGGGGGGCGCTGTCCCGCCGGCTTTGGCCATCTGCTTCGACTCAACTCTTCGAGGTTGGCGCTTTGTAGTCAAACGCCAACGCCGCGCTTCTTCGCGCCCCCCTCTGGCCTGCCGGCCATCTCCCCCACGAGTGGGGAGATTGGCAGCTGCGCCGCCGGCGCTCCTCCGTCTACGTCTTCGAATCTCTCAACAAAGGAATCTCAATCATGACAGATCTGGCAGAGGCCGGGTCCGTGGCTTCGCGGCCGGCGGGCAACCCGGCGACGCCTCCGGCTTCCGGGGACAACGGGTCCGCCCCGGCGGCCGGCAGAAGTTGGTTTGACGGTCTTTCCGAAGGCAACCGCAAGCTTGCTGAAGCCAAGGGCTGGAACAAGGCCGAAAGCCTTGATCGGGTTTTCACATCCTATGCGGAACTGGAGCGCCAGCAGGGCGAAAGCCTGCGCGTTCCGTCAAAGGACGCGCCGAAGGAGGAATGGGACAGGTTCCATTCCAGACTGCCCGAGGCAATGCGCCCGCTGACCGCGGCCGAGAAGGTCGAATACCGGCGGCCGCAAAACCTGCCGGAGAACTTCGCCTATTCGGACGAGCTCGCCAATGCCTCGAAGGCCTGGGCGGTCGAAGCGGGCGCAAGCCCGAAAATCGCGCAGGCCTATCACGACCGCTTCGTCGGCTACATGGCGGAGCAGGCCGCGCAGCAGCAGGCGGCGCTGTCGCGCTCGGTCGAGGCCACGCATGACGAGCTGGTGCGTGACTGGGGGCCGACCGGCAGCGAGGGCTTCCGCCAGAAGCTCGAGGTCGCCAACCGGGCGATGAAGAAGCTCGGCCTGGTCGACGCCTACAAGCAGAAGGGCATCCTTCTGCCCGACGGCGCCTTGACCGACCCGCAGATCGCCCGCGCTTTCCATGCGATCGGCGAGGCGATGTTCACCGAAGACACGATCGACGCCGACGGGGCGCCCAGGGGCCACAACCCCTTCCGGCGCAACGCCGCCGGAGAGCGCAACATCTCGGCCATCTCCGCCCTTGTCAAAAGCGACCCCCAACGCGCCCGGCGGCTCGCCAGGGATGCCGGCGAAAACCCAGATCTCTGGATGCCGAACAACCCGCTCTAGCCGCCATCCTCACTCCACCAACCTCAAAGGAAAGACCAAATGGCAGACGCCTACACCCGCATCGCGGACGCGATCGTTCCGTCCGTCTATGCCCAGTACTCGTTCGAGGAGCACGTCCAGTCCCTCGAAATCTACCAGGCCGGCATCCTGTTTTCGGATCCGGCGATTTCCTCGAAGCTCTCCATGGGCGGTCGCTCCGTCGACATGCCCGGATGGAAGGATCTCGGCAACGATCCGTCCGAGCCGGTCAATGACGATCCGGCCGATTCCATCGAGATGAAGAAGATCGGCTCGCGCCGCGAGGTCGCCGCCCGCAACGTGCGCGCCCAGGCCTGGGGTGTTCCGGACCTGACCGCGATCCTTGCCGGCGACGACCCGCAGAAGCTGATCGTGCGCCGCCAGACCGAATACTGGCAGCGCGCCAACAAGCTGACCCTGCTCGGCATCCTCAAGGGCGTGCTCGCCGACAACGTCGCCAATGACGGCGGCGACCTGGTGCGCACCACCGGCGCCTCGATCGTCGACACCGACATCATCGAGGCGGCCTACCTGATGGGCGACCGCGCGGACAAGTTCCGCACCATCTGGATGCATTCCAAGCAGATGAAGGCGCTGAAGCTCGCCGACCTCATCGACTACGTGCCGTCGTCCGAGCAGGGCGGGCCGCTGATCCCCTATTACATGGGGCTGCGCTGCGTGGTCGACGACGACATTCCGGTCGCGGCCGGCGTCTACACGGCCTTCATGTTCAAGGACAAGGCGATCCTGTGGAACGAGCTGCCGGTCAGCTCCGAAGGCGGCCCGCTGGAATTCGACCGCAAGCCGCGCCAGGGCCATGGCGGCGGCGTCACCGAAATGGTCGGCCGCCGGCATTTCGTGGCGCATGTTCCAGGCACCCGCTTCCTCGACGCCTCCACCGCCGGCGAGTTCGCCACCGACGCGGAGCTGGCGCTGGCGGTCAACTGGGACCGCACCGCGTCGAGCGTGAAGAACATGAGCTTCATCGCGCTGAAGACGACCGAGGCGTAAGCCCATGAGAGCACCCCTCTCCCCGTCTCTAGACGGGGAGAGGATGCCGGCAGGCAGGTGAGGGGCGGCGCCAGCGTTTCAAAGCTGGCGTCAATTCTTCCACGCCGGCGCCGCCCCTCATTGCCCTGCCGGGCATTTCTCCCCGTGAACGGGGAGAAGGAAGCAACTTCACCCACCACGGATCACCGACCCCATGGCCATCACACCGCTCGACATCGCCAACATGGCTCTAGCCGTGCTCGACGAGGCGCCGCTCGACAGCCTCGACCAGGACGTCAAGGCCGCGCGGCTGCTCAACCTGCATTTCGACCTCACCCGCGAGGGCGAGCTCGCCAAGCACGCCTGGGTCTTCGCCATCCTCACGGCGCAGGTTTCTGGCACCGACACCGGCAGCGGCGACTGCACGCTGAACCACGTCTACGAGTTGCCCGCCGACTGCATCCGTCCGCTGCCGCCGACCGCCAATGGCGAGCCCGACGGCCAGCCGGTTTCTTGGCGGCAGGAGGCGGGCTTGATCTACTCCGACCAGCCCGGACCGCTTACCATCCGCTACCTCGCCAACCTGACCGATCCGAACGACTGGGACGCGCTGTTCACCGAAGTGCTGGTGGCGGCGCTGGCGATCAAGATCGCGCATCCGCTGACCCACAAGGCCGGCATGATCGACATCGCCCGCGCGGCTTACGACCGTGCGCTCGACGCGGCCTTCACGGCTCAAGCCATCCAGCGCGGCGGCCGGCTCTACACCGGCGCCTGGACGGCCCGTCGCGGCGATTTCAGGAGCTTGTAGATGACGGCGCTTTATCCGGTCCAGGATGTCTTCACCCGCGGCGAGATATCGCCCAGGCTCCATTCGCGCGCCTCGCTCGACCTTTATCGGGCGGCGCTCGCCAAATGCGAGAACTTCGTCACGCTTCCGCATGGCGGCATCCGCGCCCGCGGCGGCACCTATTTCGTCAATGAGGTGAAGGACTCGGCGAAGAAGACGCGCGGCATTCCGTTCATCTTCTCCTCGGATCAGGCCTACTGCCTGGAATTCGGCGACCAATACATCCGCGTCTACGCCTATGGCGCGCGCGTCGGCACGGTCGAGATCGCCTCGCCCTATCTCGAGGCGGATCTGTTCGAAATCGCCTATGTGCAGTCCGCCGATCAGATGTGGATCACCCATCGCGACTATCCGCCCAAGGTGCTGACGCGCGAGGCGCACACCAACTGGACGCTGGATGATTTCCAGTTTCTGGACGGTCCCTATGACGACATCAACGACACCGCCACGACGCTGACGCCATCCGACACCGGCCATCTGACGCCGAAGATGACCTCCAACACGACGCCCGCCGGCACGGCATCGGCGACAGCGGCAAGCGCCGACGATTTCAAGATGTTCGATCGCGACAAGACTCAGCACAACACCGTGTCCGGCGGCGGCGACGGCTTCATCCGCTATCGCACCGCCGGCGGCGCGCAGCGGGTCGTCGATGCCTATTGGCTGACGACGTCGAGCAAGGCGACGCAGGCTTACGATTTCTTCACGGCCTGGGAAATCCAGGGGTCGAACGACGGCGTGTCCTGGACCACGCTCGACACGCGCACCGGCGAGCTTGGCTGGGGCAATGGTGAGACGCGGTTCTATGATTTCCCGAACAAGTCCGCTTTTGAATATCACCAGATGGTCTTCAGCGGCGGCGGCGGCGACGACGCCAACAACTCGATCTCGGCCGAACTTGCCTTCCACGTCGCGGCCTCCGACCAGACGCCCTTCGACCTCACCGCGTCGGGAACTGCCGGCATCAATGATGGCGCCGGTTTTCAGGCCACCGATGTCGGCCGCGCCATTCGCCTGCTCGGCTCCGATGGCGTCTGGCGCTGGGCCAAGGTTACCAGTCGCACCAGCGCGACTGTGGTCAAGATCGTGATCTACGGCCACGCCCTGCCGAACACCAATCCGATCACCCGCTGGCGCCTCGGCACCTTCGTGCCCGGCAAATATGTCGAGTCCGGCTCGCTCTACGAGGAACGCTTGGCCTTCAGTCGGCGCTTCTCGGTCTACGCTTCGGCCACAGGCGACTTCGACAATTTCGCGCTCGGCGAAAAGGACGACGACGCGCTGGAATTCGTCCAGGCCGGCGGCGGCCAGGCCAACGACATCGTCTGGATCGCCGATTCCGACGGCGCGCTGATGATCGGCACCTCCGGCGGCATCCGCGCGCTGTCGGGCTCCGGCATCGACGAGGCGCTGACGCCGTCCTCCTTCAAGAACCGCCGCTCGCGCACCTTCGGCTGCGCCCGCGTCCGCCCGGTCGATGCCGGCCAGTCCTTCCTCTATGTCACGCGCTCGCGCCGCTCGATTGCCGAGCTCACCCAGGCCTCGACCGGCCGCTTCACCTCCGACGACATCGGCCAGGTTTCAGAACACATCGCCAAGCAGGGCGTCGTCGAACTTGCCTTCCAGACCGACCCGGACCCGATGCTGTGGTTCCCGCTCGATAATGGCGAGCTCGGCGGCTACACCCACCAGCCGAGCCAGGAAGTGCGCGGCATGCACCGCCACCGTTTCGGCGGAAAGTCCTCCGGGTCGGATTGGGCGGTCGTCGAAAGCGCGGTGGTGACGCCGGGCCAAAGCGGCGTCGACGACATCTGGCTGTTCGTGAGGCGCACGATCGGCGGCGTGACCAAACGCTACATCGAGGTGATGCAGCCGCCCTTCGAGTACGGCCTGCTGGAAGATGCCTTCCAGGTCGATTGCGGGCTGAGCTATTCCGGAGCGGCGGTCAACGTCGTCTCCGGCCTCGGTCACCTCAACGGCGAGACCGTCGACGTGCTGGCCGACGGCAAGGTCTTTCGCGGCCTCGCCGTCGCTTCCGGCCAGGTGACGCTACCCGCTGGCGCCTCCGCCGCCAAATGGCAGGTGGGGCTGCCCTTTCAATCCGAGGCCGACACGCTTGAGCTCGATGTCGGCGGCCAGGACGGCTCGCTCATCGGCCGCCGCAAGAAGATGGCGAAGGCGATCCTGTCGCTGCTCGAGACCGACACCACGGGGCTTCAGGTGCAGTCCTTCGTCCGCGGTCGCTGGGAGGCCGTGCGCATGCCCTCGATCGTAGCGCCCGACGGCAAGGCGAAACTCTACACCGGCGATGTCGAGGTGCCGATCGACGACAGCTGGGCCGGGCAGGGCAGGGTGCGCATCCGCCATGTCAACCCGACGCCCTGCACGATCCGCGCGTTCACACCGGTGTTTGATGCTGAGCCGTAGAAGGTGCTGATCTCCCCCACGAGGGGGGAGATTGGCAGCTCCGGCGCCGCGCTCTCCCGCGCAACTCACTTTCTCTCTCTTTGATGAAGGAACCTCCATGACACCCCATGCCGAAGCTCTCGGCAAGGCGCGGACGGCTGCGGATTTTGCCGCCGTCATCGCCTTGCTCGACACCGACCTTTCCGAAGCCGTCGCCTGCCGAAACGGCCTCAAGCAGGCCGAGGACCGCGCCATTTTCGGCGACGGCGATCTCGCCGCCGCGCGGGCCGCGCTCGACGACTGCAACGACAGGGTCGTGGTGCTCGAAAAGACCATCGCCGCCGCCGGCGGCCGTCGCGCTGCTGCCGCGGAGAGCGAGGCCCGCGCCGATATCGAGGCGCTTGCCGAGGAGATCGAAGGCAAGGCGGCGCTGCTTGGTTCCCGCTGGCGCGCGGCGCGCCGCCTGGTCGAGGAGTTGCGCGAGGAGCTGTTCGAAGCCGATGCGCTGTCGCGCGCCATCGTCACAGCCAACGGCCTGTTCGACGCCGCCGGCCTGCCGCGCCTTAAGGTGAGCCTTGCCGCCACCCGCCGCGCCGCCATGGCCGGCCCGCGTGCGGCAGCGCCCGCGCGCCTCAGCCGTGCGGGACTGGCGGCCGACCGGCAGCTCCTTTCGCTTATCGGCACCGGCGGCGCGCTCGACCCGCGCCCGGCGCTGCGCGCGCCCGTCGCCGGCGCGGGCAGGAAATCCAAGACGAAGCGAGGTTGAATCATGTGCACATTAGCTCTTCTTGGACTGGCAGGCACGGCTGTGTCGGTAGGCGGCGCCCTGATGCAGGGCGCCCAGCAGCAGCAATTGGCCAACTACCAGGCCAAGGCCTACCAGCAGCAAGCGCAGGCGGAGGCGCAAAGCGCCGCCTTCGAGCAGAGACAGGAGCGCCACAAGCAGGATCTGCTGGAGGCCCAGGCCCGCGCCCAGGCCGGCGCTTCCGGCGTCGGCATCGCCGGCTCGCCAACCGAAGTTCTGGCGGCGAATGCCCGGCAGGGTCAGGTCGATCTCAATGCGATCCGATACGGCTCGGAGTTGCGCCAGAACAACCTCAACTCCCAGGCCGCCATCTCGCGCTTCCAAGGCAAGCAGGCGATGACGGCTTCGATCTTCAAGGCCGGCACCGGCCTCATCGACGGGCTGTCAGGCCTCTACGACCCGGCCAAATCCGTGACCTTCGGCGGGTCGTCGCTCTCGCCTCAGGCGAGCCGGGCCATCATCGGCGGCTATGCGGGGCTCTACTGAGATGGTCCACATCATTCCTCTTTTTGTCGGCGAGCGCCGGCTCGATACCGGCAATGTTGTGCAGTACCCGGACTCCTCGCCGGTGGGCGAGGCGGTCCAGCAATTCGGTGATAGGTGGCAGGCGGTTGCCGAACGCTACCAACAGCGCATGGCGCAGCAACAGGCGTTCGATACAGAGATCGCCGCGCGCCGGTTGAACGGCGAGATCGCGAAAGCCGAGGCCGATGCAGTGGCCAATTCGCCGGCCGACGGCGCCGGCCTGCACGACGCCGTGTACGGCCAGGTCAATCCGCGGACCGGCCAGGTGGTCAAGACCGGCCTGTTCGACACCCTGTTCGGCAATTTCCTGGAGCAGGCTCCGCCCGAGCTGCGCGCCGGTCTCGCCAGCCGCAAGGAAACGCTGCGCGAGGCGGGTTCCTGGCGCATGGCGGCGCAGCAACTCCAGCGCCGCAAGCAATATGAGCAGGACCAGGTGGCGGAGGTCCACACCGCCGAGCTCAACAACATCGCGCGAAGCGACCCGAACGACACCGCCGCCTTCGACGCCTCTCGGCAGGTCGGCCTCGACCTCCTCGCCAAGATGGACCTCGACCCGCAGATCAGGCTGGAGGCCGAAGCGGACTGGCGCGCCAGTACCGCGAAGGCGCGGATGGAAGCACTGATCGCGCAGGACCCGCGCCGCGCCGCCGAAATGCTGAGCGCAGGATCGGTGGCGAGCGACGGCATGGGCGAGACTGTGCGAACGCAGCTTGCTGGCGGGACCCAGGTCGGGCGAGCAGCGGTAAAGGGGGATCGTCTAAAAAAATCGCCTGATCTCTTGGTGGCGCAGGCATTCGATGAAAGCCCTGCCGACGCGAGCACGAAGGCAGATAGCGACATCCCCCACCCTTTCATCGCAGGCATGTCGGGCGACCAAATCGACGAACTGTTTCGTCGGGCTAACGCGGCAGATACGGCGAACATGATAAATACACGCGCTGACATCGATCGCGCCGTGAGGAATGCCCCCAGGGAGCTGATGTACTGGGGCACCTATTCCGACAGAATTCCCGATCCAGGTGATTTTGACCACGCCTTCACTGCTGAAGAGGGAGCCAAGCAAGGTAAAAGTTTTGTTCAAAAACTAGAGGTTGGTCAGACAGCGCACAAGTTGCATGCTACCGAATGATGTTCTTGAAGCGATCGCAGCCAATGGCCAATCCGATGAAGATGGCGATGCAAATCATCGCAGCAGCCGGAAAAATGTCGCCTCTCTGGCGGCAAGCCAAGTTTTACAGGAAAGGCGAGATCCAGCGCAATTCCTCTTCATGGCTGATCCAAACACGGCTGAGGCATGGAACGCATGGTCTGACGGCAGCAGCAGTGACCCGAAGGTACTGAAACGAGCCCTTGCGTTGTCGGTGGCGGGGCAGAGGTACCTTGGTATCAAGGACCTTCAGCCATTCCCGCAGCAGGTGCTGCGGTACATCAACAGTAAACTAGCTGACGGCAACGTTTCGAACGCGGAAAAAGACGCGCTGATGAACGAATTGTCGACTGCAACGGATGATCCAGAAGTTAACGCGGCGATGTTTCGTCAGCTTTACCACTACGGTTTGGCGCGCCTCGTTCGCAAAACCGCACTGGAACTCCAGGTAACGCCCGCAGAGGCGCAAGCGGCGGAGCTAGAGCAAGCCGTGAGGGCGGATATCCAAGGGAAAGGCGAGATCTGGAAGTATGATCCGACAATGCGCGAGAAGGCAGGCGCTTTGATTGGTGGCGACGGGCGACCTTACGGCCTGCGGGCCGATATCGCTCGAGCGCTTGTTGGGTCAGCTGGGCTTGGCAACGAAGGCATCTCCGTGGCCGATCTGACACCTTTCTTGGGAGGGGCCCTGTCCTCACAAGAGGCTTGGCGGGCGCTCGAAGCAGGCCAGTACCAGGAGGCGGCACTGGATGCCTTGGGTGTGGTTCCGACAGCCGGTCTTGGCGGCAAGGTTGGCAAGAAGGTGGTCGGCGAGGTTGCCGAGGACATCTATGGCAGAGCCGCCAGAGGGGCTGGATCATTAACGAAACCGGCGGAAGAGTTTGCGAGTCGAGGTACAAACATCTATGATCCTCAAGTGAAGCCAGCCCGCTCTATTCTCGACGATTATCCATACGCGGTGATAGCCGATGATAACGAAAAACTCCTCATCGACGCCAGGACCGGAAGACAGCTCTCCGACCCCGAAACCGGAAGATTGCTCTACGACCCCGAAGGCAGAGCCCTCGGCGCCGAAAGCGTGGTCGGACGACGTACCGTGGGAAGAGAAGATACTG